AACAAGCGCCGCGAATGCATCAAAGCCATTCTGGTCGTCCTCCATCAGCACCACTTGGTCTACCTCGTCGGCTTTGCCGTTTCGATACCAAGTAATGCGCACGATGGCAAGGATCTCCTCGGGTAAGGCAGAGATGTGATAATCAAGTGTCGGCTTCCTTGGGGGTTTCGGCTCGATCATTTCCATTATCCAAATCAGCCAATCGGTCAACCTGTCCAGTAGACGGTAGATCCATTCCCGCATTGGCTGTGGCCTCAAGCTCCTCCTCTACGTTAAAGTCATCCCCCAGCACTTCACCATCAGACAGGTTCTGTAGCAGTGTTTCCTGGGTGATGGTGCCAGCAGTGTAAAGCTGCAGCAAGCTTTGAATCTCTTGAGGCTCAAGACGTGCGCCGATAAAGTCGCGATTAACGAGGCAACTGCCAGCGGCTTCGTTTTGGCCGAGATACTGCGCGTGAAACTGCAAGCAGTTGTCGATCATGTCCTGCACGTTTTGCGCAATGACCATCATGGTGCTATCGCCTTGGCTGCGGTCAATGCGCTTTGCCTCTGCGGTTTCAGCTGATAGCTTTTGGCCTAGCACTGCTGATAGGCCAAGCTCGTTAATCTGGGCAGCTAGTTGCTCCAGCCTGCGGAACTGATAATCGAAGCTGCTACCGCCAGGCTCGATGTACTCGGCACGACCATCGGACGGGAATGCAATAGCTTCACCGGGGCCTGCTGACACTTCTTCGGCCGCAGATGGAAAACCATAAAATGCCAGCATCGGCACTGCCGAGATGTGCAGTTGGTTGTCGAGGTCTGACTGCACCTGATAGGTCTTCAGGTTCAGCTCAGCAATATCCTCTAGGGGTGGCCGTGACTCTAGGTAGTTAAAGCGATTGGCATAGGCAACACTAAATGGGATCTCCGGCAGGCTGGTAGTGCCCTCATCAATGATGCGGAAGTCGCCTTTGTCGTCTTTCTGATGCAGCTCGTAAGCGCCAGGGGTGAGCAGTCTGACCTGCTCAACCGCCTTCTCGCCATATAGCCCATCAGGCACGATGGTTGATTCCAGCAGCCGCAGTTGCGTCAGCTGCTGCTGGCCATCTTTTAGCTCAGTGCGCCATCCAAGAATCTGCCTTGGTGTGTACGTCACCCAATAGGGTCTACCCCCATCAGACGGTGCATCCACCAATGTACCAACGTGGCCATAACGGACAAGTTTGCGGGCTGCTTCATAGGTCCAAACGTTGAGGTCATTACCTTGTAGGTCTACGTCAAACAGCTGCTCACGAATGGCGTCGCTGGTGTCATCAAGACGCACTGGCTTGCGGGTGAGCATCCCGGCCAGCATCCGCTCCAGTCGCTGGTAATACGGCGGGCAGACGCTACGGGCCAGTCGGTTGTCATATGACTCGTCCAGCTCGCGTGGCTCCTGCGGCAGGTAACGCCGATGCTTGCGGCGCATCCCGTAGGAGCCTTGCATCAGGTCTTCAATCAAGATCCAATGCGGCTCCTGGGCATACCAAGCCGTGTTGGGATCACTGATCTTGGTGACTTGCCGTTGAGCAAGCGGCCTGTCGTATGCGTTAAAGCCGGAATACATTAGACCGCCTGCGATGACAACAGTTTAAGCCGCCGTCAGCGTGATGCTATTACGGCTCAGTTTAATTGCAAACGCATCGCCAGGCTTAAAGCCAAGCTGCTCAACGTAAGCGGAGCCAACCATTAGGTTGCCGTTGAATTGCACCTTGGCCTTGTGGCTGAGCTTACGGCCTGGCTTTTTGGCAGGTGTCAGTTCAACGCCTTTGGCTTCAAGCAGCGCCTCGTAAAATTGCGTGAAGCACAGCTTGTCGTCTTTAACGTAGCCGCATTCACGCACGAGGTCAGATTTATTAAGGTCGCCAAGTTCTTTGACCTTGGCAAGCAGTTCAGATCCGGTCAGCATTGGGTATAGGATTGCTGGACTTTGCGAGCGTAGCACCTAGTACAGCCTGATGCCAGTGCTGCGGCCAGCGCCAGCGTGCAGCGGGTTGAACTCACGCCAGATTAGGTAGCCAAGTGCATCGTTCATGTGGTCATGGCCGCCATCCTTATCGGGATCGCCTTTTTCGGTATAGCACTGCAGCTCTAGGCATTCGATCAGCCGCTTGCAAGTTTCTAACACTTGGAGCCTGACTTGCCCTTTGCCGTTTTCCAGCAAAGCTTGAACAGCAGCCACCCGATCACGAACGGGAGGGTTTGCCCGTGGTGACTGGTTGGACATGCCATAGGATTCCAGGATCTGAATGTCGGTTTGGCTTGCGTTGGTGCTGCGGTTACCGCCGCTGGCGTCGGGGTAGACGTACATCCGCCGATCCGGGTAGCGCGCCTTGATCTCCTGTGCCATGGCGTCAGTGTCATGGGCGCCGCTGATCTCATCAATCACTAGCAGCCTGTCACCCATGCGTACGGCGATAACGGCAGACATGTTGCCGACGTTAAAGTCAACGCCAATGCGGAGCGGCTCGCGGCCTAGGTCGGGCAGTGCGCTGGTGACATGCTTGCTGCGATCAAAGCGGTCGTAGACGGTGCCAGTGGTGAGGTTGACGAAATCACCGTCAAGGTACGCCCGCAGCATCGTCGGGTCATAGTTGGCCTGCAGCCGCTCAATGAAATCCGGCGGCAGGTGTGGATTATCCGCTGATCGCATCTTGATCAGATGCCGGTCCGGCCTGGCCTTGGCTTCATCGCTGCCAAAGGTATTCCACATCCACCGGAAGCCTTCTGGCGTCGATGCGGCACCAAACTGGCGGACATTGCCAGCCCTGAGGCGACCGAGGATTTTGGGAAACGCCTTGTTGGCAATGGATGGCGTCACGGTGTCAATCTCATCAGCCAGCACCCATGCAAGGTTGAGGCCGATGATGCGCGACCAGTTCTCAAAGGAGCGGCACAGGATCTTGGTGTCACCGCCTGGCAGGTGCAGCATGTATTCAGGCAATGGTGACGCCCTGAAGGTGTAGGGGATCTCGTATGCCTCTAGGAACTGCTCAAAGTCGTTCTGCCAGATGTCGCGGATCAATGGGCCCGTCGGCTCCATCACGGCGCCAATAAAGCCTTGATTGGCCGCAGCCAGCATCACCGCCTTGGCGCACAATGCACGGGTCTTGCCAGCGCCGTAGCCAGCACTGATGCCAATGATTTGCGTGGCGGTGTCATCCACAAACGCAAGTTGCCCTGGATGCAGGTCAGCGCGGATGCGTTGCAGCAGGTCGCCCGTGTCTTCCTGCGTTGCTACATCCATAAAGCCAAGCAATTTGCCGGGCTGCACAATGCCTGCAATGAGGCTCATGAAATCTCAAACCGCAGCAGCTTGGCTTGGTCTTCAAGGGCTTTGATAGCAACGCTTAGGTTGCCTTTATCCCTTGCCAGTCGTTCGTAATCCTGCAACCGAGCTAGTGCGGCTTGCAGCCATTGCGGGCGTTCTAGTTCCGAATCAAGGGCGATAAGTTTACGCGCCTCAGCCATGTAATCACGGACTTGGCGCTCACTAACGCCCCACAGCTCGGAACCGTGTTGAACGATCTGGTGATGGCTATGAGCACGCAGGATGAGGTCATAAACCACATTTACGCGGTTCTGAATCTCATCCTTTGTGCTCTTTTTAGCCACGCACCTGCACAGGCATTACAAGATACGTTACACCATCTACACCAGCGGGCGTCAATACTACGGGACTAGTTGCCGCATTGGCTGACAGCGTGACCGACTCATATGCGCGCATTGATTTGAGGCCATCAAGGAGATAGTGGACATTGAAAGCCCATGCACCTTTAGCAGTGCCTTCAGTTTTGAGCAGCTCCTTGCCGTTGTTGGCATCAGCTTCAGCGGTAATGGCGATGGTGCTGTTTACGGCTTCAATTTTGACGACTGAGTTGTGAGCTTCAGCAATGATGGCAACACGCTCTAAGGCACGGGTGAAGCGGTGGCGGTCAAGGGTGATGGCGTGCTTGAAATCTGCGGGGATGAGCTTGGCCACGTCGGGGTAAGTGCCATCAAGGGTGCGGCTGTAGATGGTGATGCCGTCGTCGGTTGTGATGACAGCTTGACCACCGGCATGGGCGATGGTGACGGTGTGATCCTGCAGCAGCCGCATGGTGCTTGCTGGTAGCACTAGGTCAATACCAGCAGGCAGGTCAACGGCGTAACGCATGAGGCGGTGGCCGTCAGTTGCCTCCATGTGGCCATTGGCAAGGTGAATGCCTTGCAGTAGGGCCTTGCTTGCATCGGTGCTGGCAGCGGTCATGCAGGCACGGACACCAGCCGATAGCGCCAGCTGGGCGCCAGGGGCCTCTACATCGGGCATTGCGGGGTAATCCGCTGCATCCATCGCTGCAAGCCCGTAGGAGCCGCTAGAAGCGGTCAGGCCGCCATCGTGCAGCGTCACAGCCTCATCGGCCTCCATGCGGCTTACAAGGCCCGCTAGGAGCCTGTACGGCAATGCCACGGTGCCGGCGGTCTCCACAACTGCTGGTGCGGTGACGGTGATGCCGAGATCTAGGTTGAAGCCGGTGACGGACATGACGCCATCAGCGGCAGTAATGAGGCAACAGTCAAGGATCGGGTGACTGCTGCGGACACCAATCGCTGGGGCAATGGTGCGTAGAGCGTTATCGAGATCAAATTGGCAGGTTGTGAATTGCACGGTTGAGATACCAGATTGCTTTGCGGAGGTCTTCGGCGCCACCTTTGTGATCAGTGCGCCAGATGTACTTGATGGCATTGCCACGGCAATAGCCGGTGAACTGCTCAGGCGTTAAGGCAGCTTGGATGGCGTCGATGCACTCGATGCTGCCGGTGGTGTAGTGCGATGGATGGTTGACCGGATCAGACGCTGGCGGCTTCAGCAAGGGCGGCAATGATTTCTTCATAAGTCTCTTGAAAGGATGCCACAAGATCCAATGGGGTGGCGGTGCCGTCATCTTGGGCATTGTCGCGAATGGCATGGGCGTAGGCCCGCGCCATCATCATGCAGTCATGCAGCCGGTTAATGACCGGCGTCTGCTTGGCGTTGATGTTGATCAAGTCGAGTGATGACATAGGCAACGAGGGTTTCCACTTGAAGGCGTGGCAGGTCACCGCGCATGTACGACACGGCATCGGCAACGAGCGCATGGTATTCCACCGTGCTCAACCGTGGCAAGCCGCCGCTTAACGCTCTGTCACGGATGAGACCTGCGCGGCTGGTGCCAGCGGCAGCGGCTTGCTGGTCCAGGTGGTTGATGTCGGCGGGATTGAATCTGACCTTGATTTCTTGCATTTGATAGCCGTCTAACCTGTTTTCCGAGGTTTGGACGGTTAGACGCCTGTCGTGGACTGGCTTTACCTAACCGTCTAACCAACCTAACCTCTTAAGAAGAATAAGTAAAAAGGGGGGAATAGGGGGGTTGGGGAAACTCTTCTAGGTAGGTCGGTCGGGTTGGGAGGTTAGGACGGCGAGATCCCAGTGCCTCACAGCCGTCTAACCGTCTGACCTGCTGTAATACCACCTCCGGCGGCCTGTTGCCTCTCGCTTCTTGACCCACCCGAGATCTTTGAGAATAGATGCCACCTGCATCTGATCGGCGCGGCTTTGACGCTCTAGCGGCTTCTTAATTGCATACTCCAATATCTCCTCAGATGTGAGCAGTTCAATACCCGAGCGGCGATCAAGATATTCAATGATGGGACTACGCCATGGGGAATCAATTAAGTAGGTGTTGTTCTCTTCAGTGATGCGATCCTCCATTGCAGCAGGTAGCCGACTGGATTCACCATCGCGGTACATCTTGACAGCAGCAGCCCATATTGCATCGCGCTCTAGGAGTAGCGCAGCGGTATTGATTTGGTCCTGCTGGGTCTTGGTAGTGGGGATGACCCAAAAGCGGCGGTTGCCGGTTTCATCAACCAAAAAGCCAGCGGTTTTGTTAGTTGTGCCGACAATAATGCCACGGCGCGGGAATGATTCAACCGCCTTACCGTATGGCACGCGGAGTAGGTCTACGGCTTGTGATAAAAATGCCTTGACTTGTCCGGCGTGCTTGCGATTAGTGATGTGATCCAGTTCCGCCCATTCCATCATCCATGAGCGATGGAGCACCATGATGTCGTCTTTGGTTGTGATATCACCAAGCGCATCACTGAAGAATGGACCACCTAAACACTGCCAAAAGCTGGACTTGTAGGCACCTTGATCGCCCATGATGACGCAGGCAGTGTCATGCTTGCAACCAGGATTAAAGGCACGGGCCACTGCACCGATGAGGGTGCGCTTTAGCATCTCGTCGTAAATGGTGGGTTCCAACTGTATCTCGTCATCAGGCCGCAGGTATGCAGTGGCAAGGCGATCAATGTATGTGGGTTCAGCGCTGTTGGCGCACCATTCGAGGTATTCACGGACCGGATCGTATGGGTTTTCATTGGCTACCTGCACGAGGCAGTCAATTGCCAGTTCCTTGCTGACCTTGTAGCCCATTTCCGCCAGCTTGAGGTAGAAGCGGTCAGCACCTTCTACGACTTGCTCTTTAATTTCAATTTGCTGTGTGAAGGTGTTGTAGCGGATGTCATCGCATTTGCTACGGAGAAATGCCAGCAGCTCTGCGGTTTCCAGCTTCTCCGGTTTGGTGATGATCGGCGGCGTATCAGCGTCCGGGCTGCCACCGTTCCTGCCACCCACAACGCGCTTGGCAACAGCGGAACTACGCCAGCCGTCTTTCTTGGCCATATCGCCAAGGGTGCCGAGGGTAATGCCTGACTTTTTGAAGCTGCGCCATTTGCGCTGGCAGTCACTGGGCTTGTGCTTACCGGACTGCGCGGACCACTGTTCCCAGTCGTCTAGAAGCGTGTCATCACCAAGGCTGTGGAGCGCCATGCCAACGGCCAGCCAGTCGTCGTAGTCATCAGCCCTAGAGGCATCCAAAGCATCCAGATATGACCGCGCCCTAGCGGTGTCATCACCAGCATTGCCACCACGCGGCTCAGGCACCACCACTGCAGCAGCCACAGGCTTGAGCATCCGCTCTAATAGCTCAGGCGGCGCTTCAGCAATGGGCAGGTCATCGGGGCTGTATTTGGCAACCCAGCGGTAACCAGGCGTCAGCGGGTGGTCACCTGCTACGACGGACTGACAGCCAGTCCAGCGGAGTTCGACTTGCTCGGGTTTGCCTTCGCTGTCGGTGACGCCGGTCTTGTATTTGCGTGTGGCGATGCCATCCCAATAGTGCTCCGGCACTTGGTAGATGACTTGAAACCGTCCATCGCGGCCAGATGTAACAGTCCACGAGCGCGGCAGCGAGGACATGGGGCAACCCCAGTCGCGGAGTATGGTGCTGGCCGACTTGCCGTCATGGTCAAGAAACAACAGACCACCTGATGGAACACCGCAGCAAACGCCGATAGCACGAGCGCGTCCGGCTTTTAGCTCAGCAGCCAGCTTGGCTTTGGTTAGGGGTTTCTTTTGCCATTCGGGCTGGTATGGGCGCTTCTCACCATCAACCGCAACAAAACCCCACCCGTCCGGCAGACGGGCTAGTTCATCGTGGATCGTCATTTGGTTGCCGGCAGCACTTGATCGAGGTGCAGCCGCAGCGCTTGCTCCAGCAGCAGTCGAATGGCTGTAGCGCGATTCATGCGGTCACCACGCCAAGAGTCAAGGCGTTGCAACTGTTCTGGGGTCAGCCGTATATGGGTTGGATGGGCCAGACGCACGGTGCTGGGCGGGATGCTTGCACACTGTAGCAGCGGCTGCTACGCTTGCAAGGCCCGAACCGGCCTATGACTTACCAAGACTTCCTAGCTTCAAAATCCACTGCTGCACCTATTGCGGGGTTTGACCCGCAGGGGTTTACGGCACCGCTGTTTTCGTTTCAGCGAGACATCGTGACCATGGCGTGCCGCGTGGGCAAGTTCTGCATATGGGCCGACTGCGGCATGGGCAAAACCGCCATGCAACTGGAGTGGGCGCATCAGGTGCATCAACAAACCGGCGGCAATGTGCTGGTGTTAGCGCCGCTTGCGGTTGCGCATCAAACCGTCCGCGAGGGTAGCAAGTTCAAGATCTCCTGCCAGTTTGCGGCGACGCAGGCTGAGGTGAATCCCGGCATCACGGTGACCAACTATGAGAAGTTGGCGCATTTTGACGCCGGCAGCTTTGCAGGCGTGGTGCTGGACGAAAGCAGCATCCTTAAGGCATACACCGGCAAGACCCGCAATCAGATCATTGAGTCATTTGCGCAGACGCCATACCGACTGGCCTGCTCAGCTACGCCAGCACCTAATGACCACATGGAGCTTGGCAACCATGCGGAGTTCATTGGGGTCATGACGCGGACTGAGATGCTGGCCATGTTCTTCGTGCACGATGGCGGCGACACTGCTAAGTGGCGGCTTAAGGGTCACGCCAAGAGCAAGTTCTGGGAGTGGGTGTGCAGCTGGGCGGTAACGATCCGCAAGCCATCAGATCTGGGGTACGAGGATGGCGACTTTGTGCTGCCAGCGCTGCAGATCCAAGATTGCACGGTGGAAACACCACGCGAGGCGGTCGCTGATGACGCAGGTCAGATGGCGTTATTTGCCATGGAAGCCCGCAGCCTTAACGATCAGCGCAAGGTGCGCAAGGCCAGCCTGCAATTGCGGGTTAACGCTGCAGCACATCTTGCCAATGGCAACGGTGAGCAGTGGCTGGTGTGGTGTGATCTAAACGATGAGAGCAAGGCGCTAACCGCTGCCATTAATGGCGCTGTTGAGGTGTGCGGCGCCGATAGCGATGATCACAAGCGGCAAGCGGCCATCGACTTTCAAGATGGCAAAATCCGCGTGCTGGTCAGCAAGCCCAGCATCTTTGGGTTTGGCCTTAACTTTCAGCGGTGCCACAACGTGGCATTCGTTGGCCTGAGTCACAGCTACGAGGCGTTCTATCAAGCCATCCGTAGGTGCTGGCGATTTGGCCAGCAGCAACCGGTAAACGCGCACATTATCTACGACGTAGGCGAAGGCCGCGTGATTGAAAACATCCGCCGTAAAGAAGCGGACAGCATTCAAATGGCACAATCAATGGTTGAAATCATGAAGCAACAGACCATGGAACAACTCAAGAAGATTCAGCGCCAAGTGGCCCCGCATGTCACTGAGCACAAGTCCGGCGATGGATGGGACATGTACATGGGCGACTGCGTGGAGAGCATCAAGCAACTAGACACGGATAGCATCCACTACAGCATCTTTAGCCCGCCATTTGCGTCGCTGTACACATATTCAAACAGCGACCGCGACATGGGCAATAGCCGCACTGAGCAGGAGTTTTTTGATCATTTCGGATTCCTAGCCAAGGAGCTGCACCGGGTGATGATGCCTGGCAGGTTGATTAGCTTTCACTGCATGAATCTGCCTAGCAGCAAAGAACGCGATGGTTTTATTGGCGTGAAGGATTTCCGTGGTGACATGCTGCGTATCTTCCAAGCTGCGGGATTTGTATTCCATAGCGAGGTGTGCATCTGGAAAGATCCAGTCACTGCCATGCAGCGCACCAAGGCAATCGGGTTGCTGCATAAGCAAGTGCGTAAAGATTCTGCGCTGAGTCGTCAGGGCATCCCGGACTATCTGGTAACGGTGCGCAAGCTGGGCGATAATCCAGAGCCGGTGGCTGGCCCGTTTACGGAGTTTGCAGGCGAGAATCCGCCGCCGAAAAGCAAAGACCCAATCAAGGACTCGATCAACATCTGGCAGCGGTATGCCAGCCCGGTATGGATGGACATCAACCCATCGGACACGCTCCAGTACCGCAGCGCCCGCGCTAATGAAGATGAGCGGCACATCTGCCCGCTGCAGCTTGAGGTGATCCGTCGCGGCCTGCAACTGTGGAGCAATCCTGGCGATGTGGTGTTGTCGCCCTTTGCCGGCATCGGCAGCGAGGGCTACTGCAGCCTGCAGATGGATCGCCGGTTTGTTGGCTTTGAGCTGAAGCCTTCGTATTACAACTGCGCTGTCAAAAACCTGACGGAGGTGGCCAGCAATAAGCAGGGGATGCTGATGTGATGCAACTCCGCCCCTACCAACAACAACTAATCACCGACATCCGCCTGCAATACCAGCTAGGGCATAAATCAGCCCTAGCGGTACTGCCGACCGGCGGCGGCAAGACGGTGTGCTTTAGCTACATCGCCGAGCAAGCAGCCAAGAAAGGCAACCGCGTGCTGGTGCTAGTGCATCGCGCTGAGCTGCTGGACCAAGCCAGTCGCGCCATGACAGTGCCGCATGGGCGCATCATCGCCGGCAAGACCATGGACTTAAGCCATGCGGTGCAAGTTGCCAGCGTGCAAACCGTAGCCCGGAGGTTGCACCTGCTGCCTAGGGATTTCTTTCAGTTACTGGTTGTTGATGAGGCGCACCACACCACCGCCGGCACATGGGCGAAGGTGATCGAGCATTTCCATGGCGCCAAGCTGCTCGGTGTCACGGCAACACCGATCCGCAGCGATGGGCGTGGATTGGGTGAGCACTATCAGTCCATGGTGGAAGGCCCAACGGCGCAATGGCTGACCGAGCACGGCTTCCTCGCTGCTGCCAAGGTGCTGGCGCCGCCCGG